TTATCATCAGCAATGGTAGGAGATTGATATTAACTCCTTTCGTAGGACATATATAAATAACTGACGGTTTATTTAACGATATAGTCTTAAAACATTGTTGAAGAGCATGATGGCGTTGTATTGATAAATGAGATTCGTTCGCCGGAGGAAAGTAATTTTCTCCAATCAACCCCATTTTTTTATTTTTAAGAACATGCTGCATAAATTGATTCTAATTTGTTGTCTCCTATTATCTAGTGTAAAAGGGATAGATTCACATAAAGTACGTCACGGTAGTTTAGATGGCTTTGTCGAGGGTCAGGTCGTACACATAGTAAACTCTCAAAAAATATATGGTAAAATGGAGCCATATCAAACTATAATTAGAGAGAAGCTTAAACCAGGTAGTGCTCGTTATAATTTTCTTATACGTCAATGTACTACACTATATAAAGCTACACTAGGCAAGTCAGGACTTTCCCTGATTGTCGAATTCGATGGGGTTAATAAAAAACTCCATAAAACAGAGGACGTAACACAAAAATTAATTAGTCTTCTATAACCTGCCGAAAGGAGGTATAACAATTATGAATCACTATTTTACACATTTTGATAGGCTCTTTAATGAGCTCGCTCACGGCGCTTTGCCGGAAACACAAGTTAGAGATACTTGCAGACTCCCCAAATACCCAGTTAGCAACTGCTTCTTGTCAGAAGACCAAAACACCTTACGTTTTGAATTCGCTTTAGCCGGGTATGCCAATAAGGATATTAAAGTTATTGGAGGAAAAAACTCCTTTACTATTCGCGCCGTTAAACAACCAGGTGAGGAAATGGTTATGTTACATAAAGGCATTAGCGACAAAAATATCGATTTTTCTATTAATATAGATGAGCAGTACGACACTAAAAAGGCACAAGTTGAATATGTGGATGGATTACTATCTGTAACCATTCCAAAGGCTAAAGAAGCTGAGTCGATTACGCTCTTCGGTTAGATATAAATGGCTAGTCACCATAACGACTAAACCCAGAGAGTGAAAGCTCTCTGGGTTTTTTATATTTATAATTGTTTTTACAATCTCAATAAAGTTCTATCTGTATAAGTGTCTGTGGGTATTTGAGACACTCCTGCCTGGGTGCCGTCATTACTATACTCTAACCCACCATCTAATATTTGATATATCATTTGTCTCATAATCTGAGCTGATAAATCTGCGTTGCGTTGAAAACCTGTGGGAAGACCATCGGTTGGGAACCATACTCTTTGATAAGTTTTGCCTTCAAAGAAATCTACATCCGTAGACTCAGCCCAACGTCTAAACATTCCTGCTGATGCAGTGGTTATCATTCCGATATCTCCAAACGCTCCTGCGGCTACACCAGCCGTTGTAGAAGAAATATCAAACACTTGGTCTTGTCGCATGTTAGCTGCATTTGCACACCCACTTCCATCACTCGCGCTTGTAGAGAAGTCTCCTCTCTGACCTATAACATTAGAGTATACGGTTAAAGACATACCGCTTACATTTTCAGTAGCTGGTAACCACGAACCTGTCATACGTGGCGCTGTCGTTAGGGTGTAAGAAATAGTGAGTCGTTGCTCATGGGTGAAAGCAGTTCCAGAACATGTACCGCTAGAAATATAGTCTCTACTAGTTCCTGCTACGGTTTGTGCGGTTGCTGCTCCTCCTGTTGGTGGATTAATTGGTGTTAGTGCCATAGTTTAGTTTTTACCTCAATAATATATATGTTACTAGAATTTGAGATAGTATATAAAGTTATGAAGAAAGTTGGAACCATAACAGAATCTCGGATGGAAATGCCTTCCGAGCCAAAGTCTTACCCTTTAGTCTCAGACGCAAAGTTTGCAGGTAAAGTAATACTTAAAGAAGGAGCTCAAAAAGGTTACCCTGAAATGGGAATCAAAGGAGGTACTAAAGCCGCAGCTAAAGAAGCAGCTAAACGAGCCAAAGCTAAAAAGGTTGGTAAAGCTAAACTTCTAAAAGATGATGACGTACTTCCAGTAAAACAAAACCTAAACACTAAAGTTGGAAGTATGGGTGGATATCAATCTCAACGAGGTAATACTGAAAACCCCGGTAATGAGCAAGTTTACGATAACCAACAAGGTAAGAAAAAAGATGACAACTGGATTCAAGGTGCAGAAGCAGACATTAAACGTCGTGGTACCGCAGGTAAATGTACTCCTATCACTAAGCCTGGCTGCACTGGTCGCGCTAAAGCTCTAGCCAAAACTTTCAAGAAGATGGCTAAGAAGAAGGATGCGAAGATTGTCTCGAAGAAAGAAAGAGCCGCAATGAACAAAAGACCATTGAAAAAAGAAGCCGCAAACCAAGGGTTTACTACCGACAAAGAGGGAAATAAGATTTATCATCCAGATAGCCCAGAATTTAAAAAGCAGCAGAAAAAGAGGGAAGATGACATTAAGAAATTTTTAGCAACCAGAGGACCTATTGGCGGAGACAACTAATGCCTTTAAAACCTGGAAAGTCGTCGAAAACAATTTCTTCTAATATAAAGAAATTGAAAGGTGAGGGTTATAAAAAAGACCAAGCTATTGCCATTGCTCTCAACAACGCGGGAAAAACAAAAAACGAAAGTAATACTAAACGTATACCACGTGGTAAGCTTACTGGCGTGGTGCGCAATATTCTTGACGAAACCTACGTAGTACAAGGAGCTCCTCCATCAGAGTTTGGTAGAACCTTTGATAATGCTTGGACTGTTTCTAATAAAGACCGCAACTGGCTTGCAGGAAAATTAAAAAAAAGAGATAAGAAAGCATCACTGAAAAACGAGATGAATTTATACGACCTAGCCAAGATGTGCGCAGAGCCAGAGGGAGGTTATCTCGACCCCAAAGAAATGGATAAAAAAGTTTATTCCAAAAAACAAACAGAACAAATGTACTCCGAAGAAGTATATGGTATGGGGTCGTTAGATGGTCCTGTATCTCCGAGTGTAGACGAGGATAAGAAAAAACTTACGAAGCGTAAGAAACGCGTTCATGGTAGGTTACATCCTCACCCTAAGAAAAAGGGCGGTATGTGAAACGGTCACTCGTAATCTAGTTAGATTAGCAATTCCATTTACGTAAAGACTTATTGATTCTTGAATCTGGGTCGTTTGCAGTCTTTTTCGATGTTAGTCGTTTCTTCATTCCACTCATACGCGCACAGAACGATTTTCTTCTGTTTGCAGCCTTGCTACCCTTCTTCAGCTTTGATGGCTTAGTGGTCACCGCTGTCTTTAGTTTTGAACCAGGGTTCGCAGCTCTATACGATGCTACTCCTTTTTTGTTCAAACCACCTGATTCGCTTTTCCCTGCTTTGCGTTGCCATGCTGGAGTCTTACCTTCATTTACTTTTTTTCTTTTCTTAGGTCCTTTTCCTCCAGGGGTTACTTTTCCGCTACAAACTGCAGATGCATACATGTTCGCATACGCAGAAGGATAAACTTTAAATTTTCTTTTTGCAGCCGACTTACCACGAGCGCAGAGTTTACCCTCGTTTACTTTTTTTCTTTTTTTGAGTGTTGACACGTTTGTAGGTTTTGGTCCAGTATTTCCTGCTGCTCGTTTACGACGTACAGCAGACGCTTTTTGTGATTTCGACATTGAAGCCGCTTTTGATGAAGGTACGCATTTAGGATAACCTTTTCTTTTTTCTCCTTTCGAACGACCACATGGTTTATAACCACCGCCTTTCTTAGGTGCACCGATGTCCACCCATTTCTCAGCTACCCATTTACGTAAATCTTCTACAAAGAGGTCGTTCATGATATTATATAGATATTAACCCCAGTCTTGTGGGTCATAAATATCAGCTTCTTGTTGACCGCCAGAATCTTTGAGTATCTCTGGCTTGTCGCGTAGGACTCTTGCAGAGGCTACAAGGTGATACACACCATAAACCTCAAACCCATCCTGTTGAACCTCGTAGACGTCGTAGTAAACGTTCTGGAAGCGAGGCTGTATAATATCGCCCGCGATTAAAGGGCGACCGAGTTTGGTTTCAATATATGACTTATTAAAAGTGAACACTTGGTCGTTGCTCATCTCTATCCCAAACTCAGTCAGATTCTCTTCGAAAGCTCTTGGGTCATAATGACCTTCAACCAACACCGGTTGTTGTCGTATCGCTTTCACACGGTTTTCTCCGTAGATGTCATCAAAGTTTTCATCAACTTCGAATTTGTACACATACATTTCGGAACCTGACATGCGAATCAACTCATCATCGACCATATTAAATAAATCAATATCTGGATTCTCAAGGTCGAACATACGCAGAGACTGGCTTGGGGGAGGCTCTGCAGGAACTAACTTTTTATGATTCGCTTTGAATTCTTTTCCCATATCTTTATCTAGTCTACCAGACCACAGGATTTATAGCTGGATTCATCGGAACTGGAGTATAATCACATTGCGTCATTACCAGTAGGATAATTATGAGCGCCGCAAGAAGCGGGTGCTTATCCCACCAGCGAAAAGGACGCCTCATTTCTTGTCTTGATGATGGTCAGATATTGTTAGCTGTTTTTGAACGATGTCGTGCATGAGCTCAACAGGGTCTTTTGGCTCGGGTGTATCAGAGATTCCTTTTAGGATTCCTGAGATGGAAGTAACTACCAACGTAATCAGA